TTCCATGCCTTCTACAGCAGTCGTTATAGTGGCTAGGTTTTCGTCCATCTGCTGTCTGTAAACATTGTCTTGGATCTTGGATCTTGCGCTTGCAGCATAGCTATTAATCTCTTGTTCTGCATGTGGGCGTAATATTGGATCAACTTCTTTTAATAGGCCAGCTTTCATGCCTTCAACTTGAGAGTCAAAACCTTCAACGTTAAGATGATTTGTTCTTGCATAGTTTGCTACATCAGATCTAACATCGATCTGGATCTGTGCAGCATGAGCCATCATTGCGCCCTTGTTAAATGCTCGCCCTCTGATTGTGTTTATATCTTGCATCTGGACACCACTGCTCTTACCAGAAGCGGCCGTTTGGCCAGCTAATTCGCCTTCTCTTGCAGCGCTTTGATCTGCTAACTGTCCTTGCTGGTTAGCAAATGATTTTAATCGTGCAGATAACGATTGATAGCTTCGTGCCTTAGAATTAGAAACACCAGCTGGTGTTACCGTTTCAGAGCGTTGGTATCTTTGAAATTCAGCCATTATTAACCCCTCTTAGCTCTATTTGAAGCGTAGTTAAGCAAGCTTGATCCAGCACTTGCATAGCCGGTTTGTTTTGCGTATCTGCCAGAAGTTAGCAAAGAGCTTGTTTTCATTGACAAGTTAGCATTACCCATAAGATTGTCATATTCAAACTCTTCTCGGTCAGACTTCATCATCGCTGCCGGTGAGCCTTCAAATGCTCTAATACCAGAAGCACCACGATAGGCATTCTGTGAGGCTAGGGAAGAGATTAAGCGCTTACGCCTTGCAATCTCTCGATCCTTGGCTGCAAACTCTTCTTGTCGTGCTTGTTGCGTATAAGCTGCTGACTCTGCGTTGCCTGCTTTAACGTCCGTAATCATAGAGCCAACAGTGCTAATCCCTTGTAAGGTGCTAGACGACATCCCTAAAAAGCTACCGGCTGCTGCTGTGGTTGCTGCCGCGCCTAATATTGTTGGCATAACTGTTGCGCCAAAAGTTGCTGCTGCGGATAGTGGAACAAAGGTGCCTGCTGCTACAGCCGAAGCCGCTGTTGCTGCCGTTCCTATTGACGCGCCTTGCGCTAAAAACGATATGAATTGCCCCATCTTATGCCTCCACCTCTAAGCCGATACCCAGCAACGTCATTGGTACTGGATCAGATTGTGTAATTTCTATTTGTGCTAAGTCTGTATAACCTAACAAAAATATTTCTTTAATACCGGTAAATGGTTCTACACCACTACCCAAATTCATTCCAAAACTACGATCACTCATGTATTCATCGCTAACAGAAACACCGAGAGACTCATACAAATTAACGTCGACTCGCACGATACGTTTCCTTCTTGTTAATATCGAACCATCTTGGAATTCTTGATTGACTGGCATAGTCTTAATCTTGGTGTTGTAATTCAAACCAACCTCTACTTCTGAACCAGCGCTATCCATCGTGATCTGTCCACCTGAAGGCGTTGAGTTATTCAGAATTGAACCGTTTGATCGAACCCTGCACTCCTCACCATTAAGATGAGCCAGGCCAGTAACAGTAGCGCTAGATGATTGTATTTTTCTAACATTAGCATCTGTGTATGAATCTGGATCAAGTCTCTCTAAATACCTCTTCAGAACACCATTAATGTAACGGGCAACTATAAAATAAACCTCTTCAACTACGACCGAAACACTTTCAATATAACCATTAGTCGTCCACTTAGTCCAACCACCAACCTCTTGCGCTCTAAGTGAGTTATAAACAGCCACTGTGCCGTCATAGTTGACGAAATAAACATAGTTTGCATCAGCCGAGCTTGTACCCCTTAATGTGTCCATATCAATAGGAGAATCAAGCAAATGCGAAGCCAGTAAAGAAACAGTACCAGACGTGTATGCGTCCTCTGCGTAAGCATATAAAAACTCACGAACCGACTTACCTGTACGATCAACAAAGATTGTTGCACCATCGATTGATTTAGGCGGAATATAACTAGAGCCAAATAAGGATTGACGTCTTACCGAGCTTTTAGCTGGCGTAATCGGAAGATCATTAATTGAAAACTCACCACCGGTTGTAAAGATTTGTAAATGACGTCCAGCATATACCGCTGTGATCGCATTCACCTGGTCAGTATCAAGCGTTAAATCTAGCGCATCATCGTCTAATGAAGAGCTTGTATCAAAGTTATAAAAATCATTTGACTTAGATCCCCACAACGTCTGTGGGCGAGAACCAGAACCACCGAACCATAGTCGGCCTTGATAGAATGTTGCACTCTTTGGCCAGCCACGTGTAGCACTCCAGACAGCCTCTGTATCAAAAGAAACGTCATTTACCGCATGCGCTACTGCTGTTGTATTATCAGCTCCACGCCCAAGGCCAGTAAAGGTTGTCGCTGTTTTGCCGCTATAACTCATAACCTCATGTTTAATAGAGATAAAGCCAGAAGCCGAAAATCCCGTCGTTGAAGCTACAGTAGCTGTAGTACCAGCAGTTGTTAGAGCAGCAGTAAGCTTTGTTTGGTATTTAGAATATTTATACTTAGGAATGTTTGTTATATCAATATTCGATATAGTCCAAGAAGTGTGGGTTAATCCACGCACAACCTTTTTAGGCTGGTGGCTTTCATGAACAAGAATCATCGTATCTGCTGATTGTGTCCACTGCAATTCAAACAACTCATCTACTGTATAGGTTGTTGTTATGTCAGCTTGAAACACATCGTCCATATAGACTGCAATGTTGTTTTCAGTAAAAACAAGCAGGTACGTCTGCTCAACATTAAAAGCGAATGCAGCTAGTCGTGCTTCTTCATTAATTGTATCAACGTATTTAAACCCTGGTCTGCGCTTCATTCCACCTTGTGGTAATGATTGCACATTCTCAGCTTCAGCAGCACCTTGATAGAAATGCTTAACATCTGTACGTGCAGCAAGCCTTGGATCTAGTACCCCAGAGTTAAAGCTTGTTTGTAAGTTTATAACTCTAGGCATTAGTAGCGTGCGTCCACTAGTGGAGAGTCAATAATCGCATCAGCAGGTCTTGCTTGCGAGTCGGTATATCTAGCTCTTCTCAGTTGATCCTCATACATCTTGTAGTATTCCCCTGCTTTGGATGAGTTATCAGTAACTGGAATTGCAAAAACTGCGGCCAGGTTAAGTTCAAGTAGTCTTTGAAAGTGCGCTGGCATTTTAGATTCGTCTGGTTTAAATACATAGTCCAGGTCTATGTTGTTCGCGTTGGTGAATAATTTATCTTCGTAAATCTCATAATCAACACGTGGATGAACGCCGTAGCCAGCAATATAATTAGCCGGTAATTGATAAGCGTATTTCCATTCGTTTAGTGGCGAGGATGTTAGCTGATTGAGTACAACCTTGGCAGCAGCAAAGCGCCACCGGTGTTGAGACAATAAGCTCTCATAAGTAGTTTTATATAGAGCTGCTGCGGTAGTAGCACCAGCACCAGCATCTGTAAACGACGCAATTTCACCATGACCAATCATGATTAAAGCGTTTGAGCAAATTTCAATATCTGTCGCCATATCCTCACCTTAATAAAAAAAATGGCAGCAACCCGATTAAAAGTAACTGCCATTAGTTCAACTTTGTATTAACTCCTAGTTAGTTGAAAAATCTAGGTTTAAGCAAATTCAACGATACCGTCAGCATCGCGTACTGTTGCACCAGCTTTCATTAAGCCGTTACATAGCCATGAAGTTTTCTGAGGAACCCAGTCAACTTTAGCTGATACTTCCATACCAACTGCAACACCTACTGCTGAATCGTGCCAAGCAAAACCACTAACAGATAAGCCACCTTCTGAACGTGACTCAATTACATGGAAGTTAAAGCCCATGAAAGTATTGATCTCACCAGAAACAAGCGCCTTAACGTTGTTGTAGTCTGCACTAGTAATACTAGAATCACCTAACAAGCCAGAAAGACCTGCTGCTGTTAATGCAATGTGACGACCACCAGAAGAAACACCGTTGTCGTTTAATGCTTCAGAAGCGGAAATCAATGATGCTAAACTCATACCAGTTACCGTAGCGGCTGGAGTAGCAGCAGTCATAGCGTCTAAGATCAATTGATCGTAACGACGGCCAAGAGCGCCTGCAATAGTTGTTTGCAACTCTGACTTCTCGTCAAAATTAACTTCTTTTGCATCAAAGATGTCTGTGTACTCTGGCGCGTTCCAGTTGCCCAGTGAACAAGTGATCAAGTCATGAGTCACACCCATAGCTGTAACGTCTGCAGAAGTTGCCTTCTGGTTAGCCATGCCTTTGCCCATCTTTCTAAATTTGTAAATATCACCAACAACGTCATTTCTTACTGTTGTGGTACCACGTAAAACACCTGCTGTTTGAAAAGCGTGCTTTACTTCTCCATCGAATTGCTGCTGTGCTGCAGCTGATAAACCTGAGGACATAATAGTCTCCTTAAATAATTAAATTGTCATACCTTTTTTTCGGGTATCTGCTTTGCAGGCCGATAGTCCTAGCTGGTATGGGCCTTTAATCAAGGGTATCCACTATGCTTGGTTTGATACTTATTTTATCACAAAGATAACAATAGTATCAATGTATCGTGTTTTCGTTATATATCGTCATCTGCGAGCATTGAGATCGCTTCACAAAGCTCGTTTTTGATAATGTCGTAATGCTCTGTGTTGACTAAGGCAACAACCTCTAGCCAGAGCTTCTGGTTTGGCGCATTGTCTCTGCGGCCACTAACATCTAAAAAAGTATCGTAATCACAAACGAACGTTATCGTTCTCATTTTTGTTCTTGCTGTCATCCTTCCCCCTGGAAATCAACTCATCGCACATCTCTAGCAATGAATCGCATAAAGCTTCTCTTATACCTTGATCTTTTACATTTCTAAGCTGCCGAATCATCGGCTTTAAGCTTTCATTAATCATTTCTACACTCACATTGTGGCTGCACCATCTGCTGCCCCATTTGCATCATTTTTTGCGGTACTGACATAAACTTATCGAAAAACGCATAACCTGCCGTCGTAATCAACATGCCTACAAAAAAAATTACAACACATTTCTTTTTCATTTAATAACCTTCATTATGTGGTGAACATAGCACCAGACTGGCCTACCTTCTGTTCCAAAATTAACCATCATTCTTACGATACTTATTCTTAGCTTCGTTATACCCCCACCTTCTAGTGAAGTAAGGCACTGCTAAGTTAGTTATAAGAAGGAATGCTATAAAGCCGTATAGGGCGTTCATGAATAAAGAGTCTGCAATGTATGCGGCCGACTGCTCTTTCGTCTCTATCTGGTCAATCTTAGGCTCTTCTGGCATTAGCTCAGCAACCCCAACACTAACAGTCAAGTTAGCAACAGCAG